TGGCGCGTATTACCTTCGCCTCCCGCGGGCTGGATGAGCATCAGCGTGAGGCCACCACTGCGAAGCAGATGGATATGCTGCGCTTCACCGAGACGGCGGGCGGTCTGAAAAGCCCTGAGCGCTTTAATGAACTGATGGACGCAGCGTTTCGCGCCATTCAGTCTTCAGGCGGCAATGTCGATTTCACCCAGTACCGTCAGTTTATGGCCAAAGCGGGCACCTCTGCCTTTAACCTGAGCAATAAAGCCCTGTTTGCTGAGCTGGAGCCGATTATCGGTGAGCTGAAGGGGAGTTCAGCGGGTGATGCGCTGATGACCGCTTACAACCGGTTAAACGGGATTGTGAAGCTGCCTAATCAGGTCACCCACGACCTGATGACGATGGGCATCTGGGATGCCAGCAAGATTGAACTCAACAGCCTGGGCGGCGTGAAGCGTTTCCGGGGCAATCCACTTATCAACGCGCAGCTCTTCAGCCAGTCGCCTGTCGAATACTATGAAAACGTCATCCTGCCACTCTACCGCAGGCACCATTACACCGAAGAACAGAAGCAGCGTGAGAACGCCCTGATATTCGGGCGTACCGGCGGCAAGATGTTCAGTCTCATCGACAAACAGCTTGAGACCATCCATCACCGCATTGATGCCTACGGTGTCGCGCGCGGCCTGAATGATGCCTATGGTGCGGTCGGGAGCACTTACAACGGCAAAGCGATCGACTTTCACAAGAAATGGCAGGACCTGCAGCGGGTGATGGGGAAAGATGGCGGCCTGCTGGACACGTTCACGCAGGGGCTGGACACGCTCACGCACTCTCTTCAGCAGATGGCAGACATTGCACACCGGCATCCTGAAATGGCGAAGTTTGCAGGGCAGGCTGCACTGGCCGTGACGGGCCTTGCGGGTATCAGCGGTGGATTCTGGCTCATTAAACATGCCGCGGGCGCACTGCTGACACCGCTCAGGCTTGCGGGCTGGGGCATTGACCTGCTGATTGGCAGGAGCGCTACCGCGGGGCTGACGGGACTCACCGCGGCGCTTACAGGGCTGCCGGGCATTATCTCAGCCGTGACGCTGGCCGCCCTGTATCCGGGCAGCACGGTATCGCAGAGCCGGGAAATGGCAGAGCGTGGCAGACTGGCACGTCAGAATGCGCTTGACCACGGCGTTGCCTATAAACCCTGGATGCCTGCCCAGGCGGACTTCGACAGACAGCATCTTCGTGAGCAGGCGTTTCGTAAAACCGGCAGGTATCCCCCGATACCGCCAGTTTCTGGCGTTAATAACGGGCAGCCCGTAAATCTGCTGATGACGCATGAAGGACGACAGGTACTGGTGGCCACTGTCATGAGTGGCATCAGTAAGCAGGCAGCCAGAGCACCGTCATCCACCAGCACCTTCGATCCATCCATGCTGATGGTGTATCCCGGTCAGGCTGGCAGCCTCTCTCTGCCCTGATGACAGCCTGATTTTATTCACACTCCTGCTGGCAGGCCCTATCTGCCTCTTCTTCAGCTAACACCTTCACAGTTGCCGGTATTCAGAATTCTGAACGCCGCTTTGGCCATGCTGATTTCACTGTTAGTGAGGTAATGAAAATCGCAGTCACTGCGTTCCGTTACGGCAACTGTGAGATTATTTGTGGAGCAGGATTATGCTTAATGAATTCGTTTTATTGCTGATGCTCATGGGCGCAGGGCAGGCAACTGCCGGGGTGGCGCATCATCAGGCAAACACTGGCATTACCGCAGAACAGCCGCAGCGTCCATCGCAGACAGATGCACTCGTGCGAAATAAACTGCTGAACGATCCGCTCTCTCCTGTCGTCGGTGCTGAGCAACCTGTACTGAAAATTGTCAGTTTCGTGAACTACGACTGTATTCATTGCAAACGACTGGACAGTAATCTGGAAAAGCTTTTAAAGGCCTATCCTCAGATTGCGATCACCTACAAACTGATTTCATACGGTCCGGAAGCGTCAACCGCTGTTACGCGCATGGCGCTAGCCGTCTGGATCGAAGAACCTGAAAAATTCCATGCTTTTCACCATGCGTTGATGTCAGACAGCGGTATGGGTGACGACCTGCGTATTTATTCAGCCCTGCATGCTGCCGGAATGAAAGTCACAACTTATCCGCTTGATACACAGAACATTATCGAAGTGAATAAGGCGTTAATGAGACGGCTTCATTACTCAGGTACGCCGACAACCATTATCGGGGACAGGGTGCTGACTGGCGAGGTTACTTATGACTTGCTGGAAGAGGCCGTCAACATCGCACTGGCCGGAATAAATGACAGTCATCATCTGGCTGACCTGCAGCAGAATAAAATCCGGACTGAATAACGTCTGGGTAGGAGCTTTTTTTGCACCATATTTGATGTCCGGACATCTTTTGCAGGCAGCCTGAACGGTCAGGCCCTGTAAATTCGCATGCCTCCCGACAGATGGCGGCTCCTATTTTTCATTGTCAGTCATATCTGAAACAGGCACTCGCAGTATGTCCCTTCTGAATTCTCTTTCGCAGTTTGCTCAGGGTATCGATCCGACTGTTACCCGGCTTATGCTGGGCGACTTCGAGTTTATGGAATTTGAGGTCCCCGAACAGGTTGTCATTCACGGCAGACAGAAAACCGTCCGGCATCAGCTGATTGGCGGCCACCGCATTATTGATGTGCTGGGCACGGAGTATGAGCCACTGACCTGGTCTGGCATCATCACGGGCTCGCAGGCGGGTGAGCGTGTCAGCGCGCTTGAACGCATGCGGGATGCCGGGCACCCGGTTCTGTTGACGCTCGATGACTATCGTTTCACGGTGGTCATCACCGCGTTCAGTCCGGTCTACGAATATGTCTGGCGCCGCCCCTATTCCATTGAGGTCGCGGTTGTCCGCAATGAGGGCTCGCCAGCGAAAGTGGATGCCCTGACCGGGGCGCTGCGGGAGCTGATTGACAGCGACCTGGGCCGCGCGCTGGGCCTTGCCAGTATCATCAACGTTGATGCCGTTACGCAGGCAATCAGAAATCTGCATCAGGCGGTTAAGAAGGTAACGGACTTTGCGCATACTACTGTTGCGCAGATTCAGTCCGTTGTCAGACCCCTGATTGCAGCCCGGAACATCATTCAGCATGAGCTGGCACTGCTCGAGGCTGCGGCACTGGAGATTACCTCGCTGGGTGGACTGGTACCCGGCAATCCCATATCAAAAACCGTCAGTAACCTGCTTCTTCAGTCAGACCACGCGACCCGCATTCCGGCCCTGTATCATCTTCAGAATGTGCTGGGCAGGCTCAACAAAAATGTAAACTCAGGGCAGGCCGCCAATGGCGTCAGAGCGGTAACGTTGTCCGGTGGCAATCTGTATAAGGTGGCATCAGAGCAGTATGGGGACGCCTCTTTATGGACCAGTATTGCCGATGCCAATGACCTGGCCGATCCGCAACTGAGCGGCATTCACACGCTGAAAATACCCACCAGCCCGGCGAGTTAGCGATGAACGTCAGCAACCCCATTACCGAATCGGGCGCCCGCCAAGTCAGCGGGCGTTGTGTTTTAAATGACAAAGACGTGCCATTTGTATCATTCAGCGTTGAGAACAATGCCTTTCGTGGTGCAGGGACGTTTGAGCTCACGCTGGCGATTTCAGCGCTGCCGCCGGACATGCAGCTGCTTAACTGGTGGGCGGTGCAGACCACGATCAGGACCGAGCTGTTCATTTCGATAGTAACCCAGACCGGTGTTAACGAGAAAAGACACATCACAGGCAGCATTGATACCTGGCATTACGAACCGGCACGCTTTGAGATTTCAGCAGAAGGGCGCGATTTCACCGCAAAGCTGATTGATGCGAAGACACCGGGTGAAAGCTTTAAAAATCTCACCAGTTCACAGATAGTCACCACGCTGGCGCAGCGTCACGGCCTGACACCAGTTGTGACGGCGACGACACAGCGCGTCGGTGAATACTATCAGATCGATTCGACACACCTGACAGGCGAACAGACGGAATGGGACCTGATAACCAGCCTGGCGGGCATCGAAAACTTTTCGGTTTATGTGGAAGGTGACAGCCTGCATTTCCAACCCCGACGCGACCCTGCCGGTGATGACGATTATGTTATCCGCTGGCAGCCTCCCGGTGAGCAGGCGTATCCCCGCTGCCATGTCTCCGATGACCTGACATTTTCACGTGCGCTGACAATTGCCAGGGGAGTGTCGGTTGAGGTGCTCAGCTGGAATGCAAAGTGCAAGAATAAACAGTTCAGTGCCTCTTACCCAAACCCTGGTAAGCGAACAGTTCCCGGAAGCGCCTCATCTGACACGCAGATTTATCGTGTCATACGTAACGGATTAACGCCTGAAGCAGCCCATGCGCTGGCACAGTCCATCTACCGGCAGGTGATACAGCACGAGATGAACGTCAGCGGATCAACGGCAGGTGACAACCTGCTCATGCCTTACATGCATGTACGTATTGAGGGTACACAAAGCCCGTTCGACCAGATTTACCATTGTGATCGGGTGCGACGTACGCTGAGCTGGGAAACAGGCTACACCATGCAGATGTCGGGTAAGAACTACAGCACGGCGCCGGGTGTTGAGCGGTGAGGGCGCTGCTGAATATCATGGCGGCGACATCGCGCCAGAGCAATGCGGGTAAGAGTGGCACACGTCAGGGCATTATCACGGCTTATGACCCGGATAACTACACAGTGAAGGTACTGCTGCAGCCGACGGGTGAGGAAACCGGCTGGATCCCCCTCAGCACGCCCTGGGCAGGAAACGGCTGGGGGCTTGCGGCAGGGCCGATGATTGGTGCCGTAGCTGAGGTTGAGTTTGATTCCAGCCTGGCCGGGGTTGGCATGGCGGCAGGGCAGTTTTATAACGATGAAGACCGCTGCCCGGGCCCCCCTTCCGGTGAATTCTGGCTGGTGCATCAGGGCGGATCGCTTTTGAAGTTTCTCAACAGCGGGGAAGTCCTGCTGAGTGCGAAGGAAAAACTCATTTATGACGCACCAGCACATCACTTTACTGGTGGCGACGTCCGGATAGATGAAAATCTGACGGTCGGTAAAGAGATCAGCGACAACAATGGTCGCTATGGCACGGTTCATCATATTCGTACCGTTTATAGCGGTCACACACATCTCGAGAAAGGTCAGGGCAACTTTACAGCCCCGCCAGAACAGCAAATCAAAGCCACTCTGCAACGGTAACCTATGCACGACCTTTATCATTTTACCGGAGGAGATCTTGCGCCCTCCTCTACGGGCGATCTGCGCACGGCTCTGGGCAGCGTTCGCACGAAGCAACGTATTCTGCGACGACTGCTGACCAACCCGGGTGATTATCTGTTTCATCCTGAATACGGTGCCGGGCTGGGTAAAAAAGTCGGTGAAGCTGTACAGCCGGGCGAGTGGAAGGCGCTCATCAGCGGCCAGATGCTGCTTGAAGAGGCCGTCGCGCACTATCCGCCGCCAGTTGTGAAACTGTTCCTGATTGAAGGGGGTGTCAGCGTATCCATTGTCTACACCGATGCCCTGACCGGCACGCCAGAAACTCTCTACTTCGATGTCGCGAGGTAAGCGGATGTCATCGTTCAACGTCAAATCCTTCACTGAACTCGTCGGCGAACAGGTCACAGCGATACAGGCTCGGGCAGCAAAGCTGGTGGATTTTTCCATCGGGAGCATTCTGCGTTCACTGGCTGAATCCAATGCCGGTGTGGTCATGTGGCTCCAGCAGCTGATTGTAAAGCTGCTGGTGACAACCCGCGCGGCGACATGCTCCGGCGAAGACCTGGACAGCTGGATGGCAGACTTTGGTTTTTTCCGTCGCTCTGCTGTACAGGCTGCCGGTAACGTGACGTTCTCCCGTCTTACACCCGCGAGCCAGGCCCTTATCCCGGTCGGGACAAAGATAACCACCCTCGATGGCACACAGAGCTACACGGTTATTGCCGACCGGCCCGGACAGTCGGGCTATATCATCGCAGCGGGTGTCATTTCCCTGGAGGTACCGGTGAGGGCAGATACCGCAGGCGCTGCAGGTAATGCGCAGCCGGGTACCGTCACCCTTATTACGGGTTCTGTGTTATATGTCGATAAGGTGACTA